TGCCATCTGATTTTGCTGTGACATTTGCATTGCGGCTTGTGCCTGCATCTGTGCTACTTGATTCTCTACCTCTGGTGGTAGTGCCTCGTATCCCTCGTCTTTGCCAGGATTTGCTCTGTCATATTCTGGTGCTGGAGGTAACTCCATACCAGTCATGGCAGTAACTTGTAATCTATATTTGTGTGCGTTGTGCTCTTGGATGTGAGCAACAATATTACCAGCTAGAGCCTGTGCAACTTGTGGTGATGCTGGTGTCATTGTTGGGTCACTCAATAATGCTTGGTGAACTGCAATGTGTGCATCGTGGTCTTGGGATGCAAACGCCTTCACAGGTCTACCATACATCATTGCATAGTTTTCTGTGACGGGGTCTTTTCTCTTCGCACCCATCTCTGGTAATAAAATCTCATCTACATTCTTCACATCAAGAGCTTCATACAATCTCTTGTATGCTTCTTTCATGTCGTGTATCTGTGGTGCTGCTGCTGCAGCCTGTAGCTGTGTTTGTGCTAGTAAAACTCTTTGTGCAGTAGAGAATATGTTTGGGTCTGAGACAGGTAGTATATCTATTCTGTCGTCAAAATCTTTTGAAAATATAAATCTGTTATCTCCCTCTACACTGTATGGGTAATAGCTTGGTAAGAACTCTTTGTTTATTCTTACAATAATTTTAAATTCTTCTCTTTGTGCTTTGTGTAATCTCTTGTGTATGGATGACATAACTTTAATGCCCTGTTCTAATAACGCTATCGTTGTTCCAACAGGTGCGTTTGCATTCATATCACCAGACTGTAAATCTGTTATGGCAGCTAATCTTCTGCCCTCTTGTGTCATAGAACCTAGTAGTGCAAATAAAGTTTGTGATGGTTCTTTGAAAGGTAGTGGTACGATAGACTTTCTGATATCGTCTCCGTATCCCTCAACATCTCTAAACTCACCAAAGCCTACAGGTTGCTCACCCTCAACTCTCATTCCTCTTGCTTTAAAACCACCAGGCAAGTTAGAAAACTGTCCTGCATCGACAAGAGAACGTAGAATAGTTGTAACAGACTTCTGTAAATTACCTAGAAGGTGTACATATCCCATACCGTAAAAACCAAAGCCTGGTAAAAACTTATAGTGTACGAAGTGTTGTATTCTTTTAAAATCTGGGTCGTCTTCTCTAAAATTTTCTCTTATCGATAAGATATCTCTTGTCTCTTTACAGATTGTTACGATGTACGGACAAGCAAAATCCTTCTCAAAACCAGGAATATCTAAATCAACGTGCATCTCAAGCAATGTTAGTCTGCCGTCTTTTTGATAATTCTTAGATGGTGTTATACCTTCTATGTCTTGTATCTTCTGTCTGATGTCATTAGAGTCATCCTCTTCAGGATTCATATCTATTTCTGTATCACGATAAAAACCAGAGTGTATTTTTTTTCGCAGCTCGTTTTGAGTCATGCGAATGATGTGTGTGTACCTGCCAGAGGTTCTTAAATCCACTGTATTGTAAGATACAACAAAATCTGTAATAGGAATGAAACGAGATATCGGTCTTTTTAGTATTTCATCGTAATAAACTTTTTTAAAACAACTACCAACGATTGGCAGATAGAATAACATCTGGTCAAAATCATCAAAATACTCTTCCATAGATTCTGTGACTTGATAATTTAAAAATTCTTTGACTCTATTAGCTTGTTTTACTGTGTCGTCAGTTTTTTCTCCAATAATTTGTGTTTTTACTGGTCCACCAGACGGGAATAACTCTTTAATAGCCTGTGATTGGAACTGAACTGCTCCTTCAATCATCATTGGGTGGTGTGCAGAGCAGGCACCAGGGAAAGGGTTTTGTGTATCTTCTAATTTTAAGCCTAAAAGCTCCATTCCCTTCTTAATATTTTCTTCATATTCTTTTCTTGACTGAACATCAGCTTCAAACGCAGCTAAAAGCTCAGATGTTATCATTTCTAAGCTCTCTTCATCGAGGCTATCTGCTATGTTATCAGATAAAATAGGCTCATCTTCTACTGTTCCTTCTGCAACCACTGTAATTTCTTCTTCAATTAGTGGGTTTACTGCACCTAGTGGTGTTCTAGCCATTAAAATATTCCTTTAAAATTATTAAATCCTCTTTTTGCTACTCCAGCACGTCTCTTAACCATGCCTCCATGATGTTTTTTTACCATGCCACCTATGTTTTTATTGTCAATTTTCATGTTATAACTTGGTTGTCTCTCTTTAAAATATTTATTTACTGCGTCTTTACCAAATTTAGCATACGCCATTAACAATGCTTTGGGTCCAGATTTGCCTCCAGAAAAAAACTTAGCTATTTCTCCAAATAATTTTGCTGACATTAAAATACTCCCTTAAACTTTGTACCTTTAATTGCAGAGCCGCTACCACGAGATTTTTTAGACTTATTTTTTTTCTTCTTAGCGAGTCCCCCATCCTTATAAAATTCCTCTAGAACAAATCTGGGTGGTGATGCAGGTCCGCCTCCTGTAGCAATGTTGGTGTCTCTTGTTTTATCGTCAGGTAGCTTTTTAATTTTTTTGCCGCCCTCTTTTAAGAGCTTCTCCAACATCTCTTTCGACCTTGCAATAACTACATTCCCACTAGGTAACATAATTCTTATTGCTTTAAAAATTGACATTAAAATACGCCTTTAAACTTAGTCCCTCTTATGGCAGAGCCTGCACCTCTAGCCTTTGGTTTTCTTTTGACAACTCTTTTTTTAACTACACCGCCTCCAGCTTTTTTAATTACGCCTTTGCCAATAAGTATATCTTTCTGCGTAATTTTACCGTCTCCTGATAAATCTGGAAACTTTGCTTCTCCACCGTCAGCCATTCTAAGACCCATGCCTTTTTTACGGGCTTCCATCATTCCGCCATCGGCTTTTCCTTCCACAGTTTTATCGTATGCGTTTTTTAGTTTATTGTATAAAGGTTTACCGTACTCATTAATAAAATTACTTGGGCTTAAAGGGTCCTTACCCTCTGACCTCATTTTCTTTTTGTAATCGTTGAGTTCTTTTATTGTTAATCCTATACCTGTTCCTTGTAAAAGTTTTTTTGTTATAAATCCAATCATTGTTCTCCTCCTAATGACTTCATGTGCTCCGCCATCTCCTTTGCTCTGTTCGGGGTTTGTTTTGCCCAACGACTATCGAGCATCTGGACTGAAGCCTCTTTGTAATTTGGTGGGCTAGCCTTGAGAGCTTCCCACATCATTTTAAATTTAGAGACACCGTTTCCGCCTAGCTGAAACACCATCTCCGTGATTATATCTTGTCCTTCTTCGTTTATTTCTGTCTTCTCACACATATACGTTGCCGTATCTATTGCGTGCTGTAAATCTTTTTTAAGTATCTCCTCCAAGTATTCCTTGTCGTATACCTTGCCGTCTTCCCAATGGTCTTCCACACAGAGGTGCCCATAGCCCACGGTTCTTTTTCCCAGCGTGTCCAGGTAAACTTGGTCACGAAAACCTTCGTGCCTCTTAACTGATTCTAATAGTGATTCTCTCATTACCAATAACTTCCCTTCGGTCCTGTTGGTTCTTCATACTTTACGTCTTGAGGGTGGCTAACCATCCAACCCTTACGCAATCTAATTAACGCCTGCGATAGAGAGTCGACTAGGTCGTCATTCTTTGTGTTGGGGAAAGCCGCACACTGCGATACCACCGCTTCGGTTTCATCTGTGTCGGGTGCCCACACTCTGCCACTCTCGAATAATGGCGTGATGGCGTGCACTCTAGCCAGCTTGTCCATGCGTTTTGGATTAAATGGCGTAATCGGTATTCCCGTTCTCATTAACTCTTGCACTAGTGACAGTCCACTCGCTTTGGCTTCTACGAGAATATTATCAGGCTGGTGTGCATTGTACAGACTTATTGCTGCGTTTTTAAGTTCTGGAAACGTCAGTCGCTCTCGATACGAGTCGAGTAAAATTAGGTTATATCCGCCCTCCCCAGAGAACACACCCCACGTTGTACACGCAGAGTAGTCTGAGTTCTGGTTCGCTGTATAGGCGGTATCCCAAGACTGTATCTTGTACTGTATCTCTGGCAGTTGCTCTCGTTTCCAATACTTCCACCACCAGCGTTTAATTACGTTTCCTTCTTCTACGGAGGGAGTCTGGTTGTAGAGCGATGTCCACTCCCTAGTCCCTACGGTCTTCTTAATCTCTTCTAATCGCTCCAGCGGATAGGCTTCCTCCCATAGCGGGTCGCCTTCCTTGAGACCTAGCATATCTGCTGCGGTCTCGTTTAATATCGCTGGAAACTCGACTATGTCCCACCCCTCGTGTCCCGTCTCCTTGAGCACCCATCCTGCAAGGTCATCCTCGTGCCATCTCGTTTGTATTAAGATAACACTGCCATTCGGCATTAATCTTGTATATGCGGTTGAACGATACCAATCTAATAGATTGCCACGCATCGCTTGGGAGTCCGCCTCCTCACGACCTTTGATGGGGTCGTCTATAAGCAGTAAGTGTGCACCTCTACCCGTGATGGCAGAACCCGCACCCACAGCGTAGTAGACTCCACCCTTTGTCGTGTGGAACCTGCGAACGCTAGCTGAGTCCGTTGCCAGCTGCGTGTCGGGAAAAATTTCGCCATAATTAGCATCTTGAAGCTGGTTTCTGACTTTACGACCAAAGTCGTCTGCCAGGTCTTGGGCGTATGTGGAGCAGATAATATACTTATCTGGGTTCCTGCCCATATACCAGGCGGGAAAAAATTCTGATGTCAGAATAGATTTGCCGTGTCTGGGAGGCATGAATATGGCGAGTCGTTTGATTTCACCACGTTCTACAGCCTCTAGCTTCTCCGCCAGCTTCTTAATGTGGGGAGGGGTCTTGTAGTTGTCCATCTGGGATTTTGCATACCCCAGCAGACCTGTGCGAGCACTCTCTTTTGTTTCTAATTCTTTTACTTTACCTACAAGGAGCTGTAGTTGAGCTATCTTTTCTT